AAATATAACTGTAGGAGTTACCGCTTGTACAGCTCCGGTTCCCGCCACTCCTGTGGGGTAAACAATCCAGTCGTAGGCTGGCGTTACTGTCCCTATTGCCCCTGTTCCTACTACTCCCGTAACACTAACTACTGTGCCAATACTAAAAGTAACTGTGCCTACTGCGCCTGTTGCTACTACCCCGTTGGGTACAATGGAATCACTGGTGTTGGTACTGACACTGTTTATTAGTCCTACGCCTTGTACTCCACTAAGCACAAAACTTGGGACTATTGATGGGGTTCCTATTGCCCCTGTACCTTCTACCCCCGTTGGGTAAGCTATGCTGCTGTAACTTGTTACAACAGTACCTACTGCACCTGTTCCTACTACTCCTGTTGGGTAAGCTATGCTGCTGTAACTTACAACAACCGACCCAATAGCGCCGGTCCCAACTGTTGAGATGCCGTTAGCACCCCATGCTTCTTCCCCCCATCCACGAGCACCCCAGACAGCACCAAGATATACAACAGTGGCAGGTGCACCGCCCCATTGGTTGAACCCCCATCCACGTTCACCCCATCCGGTCACCGCAAGCTCCTACTAAGCTATACGAATGATCGCAGTGGCCGATGCCGGAGCTGGGAATTGGATTTGAAAATCACCAGTGCTTACGGTCTGATCCCCTCCAAAGCTCAACACAGCACAAGCTGAATCAGAGTCCGAGGTATCGTAGATCAAACCACCGCAAGTAGTAAAACTAGATGATCCCCACGTTTCGTTGGCGAAATCTAAGATTGCTGTAGTTCCATCAGCGGTGGGTGTGACAGACGTTAGAAACTCGCCCGGTCTGGTGTATCCCGTAGCTGTAGCCAATTCATCTGCACCCATGTCAGAATAATTAGTGGTTGCAGCACCATAAGTACCACTACCCGAAGCTGTAGCTGTAAAAAGCGCCATCTTGAACGTAGTGCTGCCCACCGTAAAATCATGCAAACCTTTCAAAAGTTCTACTTTGAACGATGTAGGCATTGCGGTTGTGATTGTAATAGCCATTTTATACCTCTAATAATTTAACTAATTCTGGATGTCCTGCATCCCGAAAACGGTTGGTTAACGTGGTGTTGTGCGAAGCCACAGCTTGTTTTAAATACGCAAGTAATACACCCCCAATCTCTGTTCTAAATGCTTCTGCTTGGGCCTGTATAACTGGATGTGAGTTATTACCTATAGAGATAATCTTATCTAAGGCTTGTGCCGCTATTTCTTCAGGGGTAAAACCCCGGTTAGATACGGCTCCTATTTTTACTATTCCTACTTCCATGCTACCTGCGGTGCTTAACATAATTTATCCTGTGTTTACTGTGGGGGCATTCTAACCACTCCACTGCGGAAAGTATCTGTCTCAAGATGCCCCGCGCCTAGATTTTTCAAAAGTGCCATAGCATCGATGTACATTTTTTGGTACATCTGCACCATGTCTCCTTCCCCTTTCTGGAACCGTATAGCTTGTACTAAAGCCCCATTAAGCAACGCTGAATCAAACTCAGTTCCTAACCACGTCGTAGCAGCGGTCACTATAGACGTAGGGTACTTAGCAAAATGAATTTCTGCAACATACGCCGCATCAGGAGTTGGGCCTAAAATAAAAGTACCATCGGCAAAAATACCGTAGTGCACTGGCAGTGCTGTATCAGCTGCTATTGGGTAGGCTTCTCGTATAAAACTCACATCTTTATTGATCAGATAGTGGTACTGACTGAGCGCATCCACCACAGCAACAGAATACACGTACAGCATATTAGACGGCATCGTCAGGTACTTATTGTTAATAGTGGTAGCACCAGTTTGGTTGATCCGCAGAGCAGGTAAATCTACAGTGGTATAAATAAGTTGCTCGGCTTGTTGAGTAAACATAGCCAACTGATCTGCCGTAAACGTCTGCTCGCAGATGTCCTGTATATTGGTTGTAAGTTCGGTGTAGTTCACCTACTACTCCCTACGCCATTGGCCCACGGGCTATAATTCCCTTAGTAGCAGCACCTACTCCACGTATCTTTATGCCACTGGTTTTAACAGTGCCAGAAGATTGCTCTGGTGAATTAACCGTAGTGCCGGGTTTATAGTCTTTAATACCGGGCCACTTCTTAACTTTTATCTTGTCCATCTTAGTCTCCTAAGTAATTACTATGGTAACCAACCCAATATGCCCAAAAGCAACAAGCGGGTCTACCGGTTCAATATGTGCCCGACTCTGGGGATACCCCGTAAAGTCAGGTCTTGGGTTACGTATTGCTTGCGGGTCTGATACTGGAAACACACCCAACATTAATTGTGGCTGGTCAGGGTTCCAACACTCAGGGCAAGCCTTTATCCCCGTAATAACTGCTTTTACTACTAGGGGCTGTAACTCACGTAACCTGTACTGAAACCCGCATACATCGCATTCCGCAATGGCATTACGCCCCGATGCGTACCGTTCGCTCATTACTAACCCATCCCATAAATACGAGGTATTAAGCTAATAGAAGCCTTCTCTCTATCTTCCCCTGCTGCTAAAGCATATTGTTCGTCATACTGTCCCTTAAGCATCTCAATACGAGGCATTAACTCTGGGATTTTGGTGGCAATGTAATATGCCAGCCCAGCTACAAGTGCAGGGAAAAACCTGAAGTTCATATCAGGAGTTTCTACTCCAGCTCCAGCGTCTTGTATTCGCCGCAATCTCCAGTATCTCAGTACGTAATACGGAGCAAGGGCAGTACCTTGATCAGGCACAGGCCACACGGTTACAGTAGGGTTATCCCTAAGCCTGTCTACCCACACTTGGATAGGACGGCCTTGAGTAAGTTTATTAGGCACTGAAGAGTAAGTAGAAACACTAATCCGAGAGAGATTAAGGTCAGACTGCAAAGTAGGACTACCTGCATTCGTCCTTATAACTTGTTCAATCAAATCAATGGTAGCGGCGGGTAAGTCGTATGTAGCTGTACCTTGAACAAGGTTTATAAACCCTTCATCAATCGTCCACATATTAATGCCGCGATTAGCCCACTCAATGGTCAATAAATTCATTGACCTCCTAGCAGTTTTAAGGTCATAGCCGGAGTGCAATTCTCGCCCAGCACGTTCAAAAGCTTCTTCAGCAATTTCTGTGAAGTCCATTGTAAACGTAGCTGTGTTGGTAGTTGCCATTAACTTTGCCCTTTAGCCCTAGTTTTTCCTTGTCGGGCTATACCATCAATGTTTCTACGCCCTGTAGCCCTACTTCCTCTTATTGTAGGGTCATGGCCCTGCACATCAGCCCTTTCTATCCTAGTACGAGGAGGTACAGCACTCATAACACGAGGCGTAGCCTTTACCGTCATACTTGGCACGCGGGGATGAACTGGATGAACCGGTTTCTTCTCACCCGGCTTTCTTTTTTTCTTGGTTCCGCCTTTTGGCATTAGCTCATACCTCTTAAAGTTTTAGCTAGACGTGCGCGTTGCCCCAGTTTACCCGGAGCTTTTGCTGCCGCAGTTAGCTTCTTAGCTGGGATTTTATCCCCTGCTTTCACCCCCAGCTCACGTTTAAGTGCACCGGGTTTTTTAATGGCATCTTGAATCCAGCCGCCTTTCTTGAGCGCAGTGGGCATCTTCTTGGGGTTTATTTTCCCCATCCCTCTACATGGCATCATTACTTAGCTGCTTTTTTCTTAGCTGCTGTTTTTTTCTTAGCTGCCGCTGCTGCTGCTTCTTCTGCTGTGGGTATACCCCATAGTCCAATTGACATAATATTTCTCCTGATAAGTTAATAAATTAAACCGTTCCACCGCGTGTGAACCCTCTTTGCATAATCGGGCCATCGCCACGCCTTCTAGTTTTGCCTACTTTTCCACCACCAGCCATATTGTCCATCTGGCGTTTTTCATAGCGTTTTTCATGGTTAATGCGAGAACGCTCGTCACGGGCATCCCGCCCCGTAGCACCACCCATAGCTTCTTTAGGAGCGATACGGTAAACCTCATCATCAAGGTTACGTAGCACTTTCTTGTCGTGGGCCATTCCACCCCGTGCATACCCCTTCTTTACAGCTTTACCCGGCTTATTAGCCGTACTGTTAAATTTACTAGGCATATCTTTATTCCTCTTATCTGCGTTAGCAAAATCCTGTCCTACGGAGGTAGGGATTCCAACCTTCTTGGCAAACTTAGGGTTATTAGCCACTGCTGCCATTAACTTTGCTTGCTTGGCGCTTTTGCTAGGCATTAAACGCTGGCATCAAAATAAGTCTTGGTCAGCGTTAAAATTAGCAAGTAAGTGTCTGCCGCCGTAGCCCCTACAGTAGTAACCACAATGTCACCTGTCTTACCCGCTCCGGCATTATTAGGGATACCGTAGGCAGAAAAGTCTATAGTATCTTCCCAATCTTGCGGGAGGTTAAGTAGAGGTACATTGGTGGTTGCGTCCCATAACAGCTCTACACCCATCCCAATATTGGAAAAGGTAACAGCCTGTAAAGTAACGCCCGTACAGACTTGTTTAGTCACAGGGTCAACACTGAGGTTAGAAACATCTACTAACACAGCAGCTGCTTGTCCCGTCCCGTCACTGACATTGGTAAATTTCAGGACAGCAGTACGCCCACCATCCTGTATCACTTGGCTTGTAAGTGCATCGGCCATAAATTACTCCTTAAAGTTAGTATTAAGCACTAAATGGAGTAGCGGCAGCGCCACCAACAGCACCTATACAAACAGCTTCTACAAACCACGCACCAGCAGTTATAGCAGTAAAGGTAACCTTACTGTCTATGTCACCACCAGTAGTGCCACCGTTCCAAGTAAAAGTAGTATCCCCTACTCCACTAATAAACGTAGTAGTAAGACCCGCTGCATCCACAGCCATAGCAAAACCAGTGAAAATGTCTGCACCTGTTGGCTTGATAACTAGGTTGTTAGCTAGGTTAAAGGGCATATAAATACTAATCGTAGCCCCCAGATTGTTTTGCTGGTTAGGGTCAGTATTATCATCTGGAGTTGTAGACAATACCGCAGGTAGCGTAAGTTGTGCCGCTCCAGTAGGGTTAGTACTGTTGTACACATTCAAAACTCCCCCGCTGCCCGCAGTAATTGCGCCAGTTGGGTTGTTGTTAGCATCGACTGCCGGTGTTGGAAATAGTTGGAGTGCAAGTGTTGTATTGTCGGCATCGGGTAGAAAAAGATTCCCCGTTCCGGCAGAAACAAACCCATTAAGAGAGCGCACTGGCCCCGAAAAAGTGGTTCTAGCCATTTTAGATTCCTCACATGCGAGTAGGGTATATCTGTCTGCATGTCGTCAGCCGGGAGCTGTCAGATATACCGGTTATTCCCGGTTG